AAGAAAAATATTTGTTTATTGAAATTGACGGCGAATATTGGCATAAATATGTACAAAAAGATATAGATAAAGATTTAGACGCAAATTTTCATGGATATGATACATTAAGAATAAAACCAAAATATGGAGTTATTAAACAATTAGAAGAATATTTTAATAATATGAATGTATAAAATATGGGTTGACAGAACGTCAGCCCTTTTCTATATTGCTTTATATAACCAAGGAGCAATTTATGATTCGAAAATATGAAACTGAATGGGATGAAGGCGAAGTTCCTAATTATTGGTCCGTAAACCATTGTCTGCTTCTCGCTGAACGTGATTTGTGGGCTACTCGCTTGAAAATGGCAAAACGTGCTCTCAAGCTCGCAATTGAATTGCGCGAATGTGCAGAAACTCGTAATTATGGTCTTTTCTGTATTGAACGAGAAGCGATATGGGAAAAGGCCGTAGAAGCGATTGAAAAGAAATATAATAAAGTAGTCGAAGCAGTAAAGAAACACGAGGAGGAATAATTATGTTCAGTGCAATGTTTAAGAAATCCAAGTCTCAGGATTTTCCCGTAGAATGTCGTGCCATGTATTACTTTGCGAAAGGCAGGCATGCACATGCGGCTCGTAAGGGCAGTGGAATGCCGTATTTTGTACATCCTCGCGGAGTCGCCTGGCTTGTCAAGAAATATGGCGGAACAAACGACCAGATTAATGCCGCATTCGGTCATGACCTTCTGGAAGATACAGATACGTCTTATGAAGAAATCGCTGTCATTTCCGGTAGCGAAGAAGTGGCAGAACTGGTTTTGGAATTGACGAACAACCGTCATATTATCGACCAGCTCGGTAAGACTGAATATATGACCGAAAAGCTGTGTTCGATTTCGAAAGACGCTTTGCTGATTAAGCTTGCAGATATGGTTTATAATTCTTGGGACCAGCCTAAGGAAAATGCACAAAAGAGAATGTATCAGAATGTCTGTGAAATGCTTCTGAAGCGAAAGGATATTCCTGAACCGTGTCGTAGACTGGCAGAACTTGTAATCCTGGCATAAAAAAAATTTTTTTATAAAAAAGGGTTGACAAAGACAAGAACATTTACTATATTATAAGACGTAAATGATTGAGACACCAGCGAGTGTCTCGGTAGATTGAAAGAACGAGATTGAGTATAGTCTATATGTGAGGAGAACCCGTGTTGCACCATTCATGTTCATGCTAACGGGCTAACCCAGATGGGGAAAACTCTGGGATGAGGAATCTGTCTTTGCGAATTATGAATTTAAGAATGATGGTCGCAAAGGTGTAATATTGGCTCTGTAATATATGCCATGTGAGACCACTTGAAATAAGAGTGCGCGAAGATAAACTATGGGTTAACCACCATTAGTGCTTCTTAAACGACCTTGAAATAAGGTAGCCTGTAAGCATATAGATTATAACGTGTTTTACTTAAGTGCATGAGAAAATCAATGAACACACATTGAATGCTTTCTCTGAAGGTCCGGTAACGTGCTGTGTTTATCGCCCGGACCCTATAACGCTCGACGGGTTCAATATCTGGACATATTTAAAGTATATGTCAGGCAAATGGTTTATAGCCTTTTGTATAGGTAGCTCCTATTGAGAACTTGTTAAGCACTGAATCTATATCAGGCGGAGTATAGAGAGTATTATGTTAATTAAAAACTGCTTGTGGACGATATGTACGTGGGCTGGTTCCAGTACAGAACATGTGCCCCTATATCGGTTAAAAGCTTTATACGCTGCATTTTTAGGACAGGATCCTTGGTTGCATATAAATAGATAAGTCCGGAAGTGCTCCATTAAGCAGTTCTTAATTAATATAAAAATGGTTTTTCAAAGTTTCCACAAAAAACTGAGTTATTTCAGGTTCTTCTACTTCAAAGCAACTGAGTTATTTCAAAGCTCTTCTACTTCAAAGCAGCCGAGTTATTTCATGTTCTTCTACTTTAAAGCAACTGAGTTTATTTTTACATATATTTTCTTTCTACTTTAAAAGAAAAGACTGCAGGTACGGTAAGTGTGCCTTAAGGCCGACACTAAGTAAATTCCAGAGTTCTGCCTAGTGCACGAGGAACTGAATGCGTGTCTTGAACAGTGTCGGCCATTTACCATATTTTTGAGTTTAAAAACCTACGCCAATACTCACGAAAGTATATTGTAGTAAAAATGTGAGGACTGAGGCAATATACGCAGGCAGTTTTGCGAGGTAGCTGCCACTTTTGATGCAGACGAGTGGAACGGATATACCATTCGAGGCCCATAACCTCTGAGATACTGGGTTCGACTCCCAGGTACTGCGAGAAAAAATTAGTTAGAAAGCAAACAATTCGGTTCTCGTCAAACTATAAATTGTAGGTGATTCTAACCGGATATTGATAGTAAAATATTAATATCCGAAAAATTTTGGCATAGGAAGTTCCTATTAGCTCAGTAAGAGCATCAAAATGCTAATTTGAAGGTTTACTTCCCGCCAAGCTTTTAAAAAGTCCTATGTGTATCTGGAGTCTTCACCCGGATTATCAATGCGCAATGATACTTGACATATAGGCCCTAACCCTGGAGAATGGGTCGGCTATGAGCGTATTAGGTGTAACGTGTCCGCTCAAGGCTTATATTTTGTGTCTAAGTCTTCTAAAAAGGTATGTGAATCGTATCAGACACATTTTTTGATTTTAAAACTGGCAGATGGCGAAATTGGTAGACGCTCCGGTAATTTTTTACCGCTCGCAATATTGCAAAAGCCGTTCCTATTATTAAAAATTAATATGGAAACCGGTGCCATTCGGCGTGGAGGTTCGAGTCCTTCTCTGCCAGCTACATGTGGGAAGTAGCTCAGTGGTAGAGCAGCTTTATTACTTTTCGCTGAAAAGCATATGAAGTTCCTATTAATGACTATCAATCAGCGGGTCGTAGGTTCAAATCCTGCCTTCCCACCGAAAAATACCCGTTTACAAAACGGGTATTTTTTACTATATTTTATTACATCAATTAAAAGGTAAAAGATGAAAAAGATATACAAGAAACTGGATTTAGACGGTTTAACCGGCGATGAACTTCGTCTTGCACAGGAAGATATTTCTAAAAAATTAGAAGAACTCGAAAATCGAGAATATTACGAGAATGTCGTCTGTAAGTTCAAAGAAAAGTACGAAGGTCAATGGGTCAAGCTCAAGGGCACATTTAGCGGCTCATATGACGGCGATACCGGTTTCCGTCTTGTAAAGATTAAAAAGGTTTTTAACGCATATCATCAAGATGATCCTATTAAGTGGGAATTTGACGTTGAACCTGATGCAGAAATAATGATGAATTTGAAAAGTCCGAATATCTGCCTTAATGTTTATCATTCAAACCGTTTTAATATTAGCGAAAAACAAGAAAAACCGCAGATTCTTACTAAAGAACAAATTATAGAATATAAAAATAAGGCTGTCAAGCTTTTACAGCAACGTTTTGATAAGGTTGGTCTATAATGTATATTACTGTAAATATATACGACCATTCCAATAACACTCCGTCTCCAGATATTGTCTGTGCGTTCAATATCAGAGAAATCTTTACCAACGGCAAATGGTCTTATCAAATGCCGGAAACTACCGAATTTAAGTACAATAACGAACTTATCGAACAGCTTGCGTCTCGTAAGACTGATGTCGATACTGCAATCGTAATCAAAATTAACGAAATTCTTAATTCGGCTAATGGCCGTAAGTTCGTAAGTAATCCGCGCTTGAAAATCGGTTATGATGATATTCTTGACAAGCCAGTTGTTAACTGGGAGGTAGCATGATTGCGATCGACGAAATTAAAGCGACTGCCAATAGGCTTAAGGTTCTAGCCGATAATACAAAGTCTGTAGAAGAAAAGGTCATGGCGAATTTTTTATGTACGAACCTTATTGAAATTGCTGCACAGGCTAATCTTATTTCTAAATCGCCTCAGTTCAAGCAACAGGTAGAACAGGAACAGTCTGAAATGAAAGGTGAAAAATGCGACCAGTAGGAATTACAGAGACGTTTGACCCATGTTTCGTCCCGGACTGGGAAACGAAACTTCTCGACGCCAATATCATTATTTCGAAAGAGCTTAATGACGAAATGATTGAGAAACTCCTTATCGTTCAGAATAAGGTCATTTTTCATCATACCGTTACGGGACAAGGCGGAACAATTCTTGAACCTAACGTAAAACCACCTCAGTTTGAATTTGAGCAGTTCAAGAAACTTCATGAACGAGGTTTCGATCTTTCTCATTATGTATTACGTATAGATCCGATTATTCTTTTTAATCCGGAATGTATGGATAACGTGAAATCCACGTTGAACTTATGGGGAAATTTCTGCAAGAAGAACAACGTTATCTTGCGTTGCAGAGTATCGATTATTGACTTATATAACCACGTTCTGGCTCGTTTAAAAGCAGCCAATGTAGTTCTAGGGTGGGAAAGTTTTACGGCCCCACAGCTCGTGTTTGATAAGGCAGCGGACATTCTGTCTAAGTACACAGATAGTTTCGTATTCGAATGCTGTGCAGAACAGAAATTCAACTGTAATTTCATCCAGAAAATCGGGTGTGCAAGTATGAAAGACTTGGCGATTATTGAACCGCCAGATATTTGGGATTACGGCATGCCAGAAAAGAAACAGCGTCAGGAATGTATGTGTATTATGAAAAAACAGATTCTTGGCGTCAAACCGGGAAGATGTGGACATCAGTGTCTATATTGTTTCTGGAAATAAGGAGATTATATGAAACAGTTACTCATGGGATTTATTCTCGGTGTAGTTGTGTGTATGCTTATGGGTGCAGAACTTTATAAACCATATAAAGGTGTCATTACGAAATCGGAAACGACATCTCCCGGTATCGGTCCTGACCTGAAAGCAATCATGATGAACCAAGACGCGATCTTCAAGTTAATCGAATATAAATGCGGCGATAAGTAATTAGATGAATTGACTTAAAAATAAGGGTTGACGCAAGTCAATCCTTTTATTATATTATATCTAAAACCAAGGAGTAATACAATGTTTAAGAAAATCATCGATAAAATCGAACTCAAGTCTATCGCTCATACAATCAGTAAGAAGAAACCGAATACTGTTTATTATTACAATCCTGCTGGTAAGATATATTGTGAAAAGGATTATCTTCTTGATGGAGGCATGCGTTCTTTTTATAATGAAAAGGGACAGGAAACAGCATATGTTCACTTACACAAAGGTAAGATTTCAGTCTGTGCAGAATATGAATATAAGGAAGATGGTTCTTATAAAAGGATTCGTCGTAGAAGATTTGATGTAATTAATAATGTTCGTTTCATGAAGTCTGAATGTATTACGCTTTTTAACGACGATAAGACATATACTGTTATTGAAAACGGCATATCAACTAATTACGACGCCGAAAAGACAACTGAAATCAAGGATGAACGCGGTAATATCATTGAATCATCGACTATTTATTCTGATGAAGAACATGGTGATATTTATACAAGAAATACTTATGATGAAAATAACAATCGTATCTATCATGAATATACATGTAAGCACGGCAATAAGGTGACCGATTTCCATCGTGACATTAACGAGTATGATAAATTGAATCGTTGCATAAAGCATATTTTCTATATGGCACGTAATGAAAATGAATCAGAAAGTATAACGCTTACATATACTACATATGATAGTAAAAATCGTGTCATTCATAAACGTGAATACAGTAATTTTTATTATCCAAATACCGGCAAGCAGAATAACAAAACTGACCATTATTATAGATATGATGAAAAGAACAATGCTGACATCAGTTATTCTGATTATGGACATTGGGAATCAAAATCTTATACAAAAACTGATATTTTACCGGATGGTCGAAAGATTGAAGCTCGTTGGGATGTTCCGACCTGGATTGATAAGGTGCGAAAGTTTTTTAACGCATTTTAATTAAAAAAGGGGTTGACAAACCAAACAATCTTTACTATATTTACAACCGTTAAAGCAAATGAATGTTCCTATTCAAAAACTTCTTTTATTGTTTACTTACATTCCGCTTTAACAACACGCGGCGGGTAGCTCAATTGGTAGAGCAAAAGTTTAATAATTTATTATCCGCTTTCTAGCACCGATGATTCCTATTTAATGGGTACTTTGGGTTGCTGGTTCGAGTCCAGTCTCGCCGCCTAAAAAATATTTTAAAAAGGGGTTGACAAACCAAAAACTTTTTACTATATTTAAATCAAATAAAAACGAAAACTGGAAAAAATTTTTTATATATAATATAAAAGGTAACAAAATGAACAAGAACTTTAACATTGAATTCATCGCGGTCGCAGCAGAACGTATTGCAGAATTTGCAGAACGTGTATTTGCGATTGACAATTCAGTGCACAGGTTCAAGTAAAGCGATTACCTAAGAGTATGAAGAATTTACGGTTCCTGTGCACAACAGGAACCTTTCTTTTATGCCTTTCTAGCAAAGATGGTCTATGCGCGGGACTGAAAATCCTGAGATTTCCGATCGTTACGGAAGGGAGGCACTACAAAATATGCTCCGTTCGGCCAGCGGTTTAAGCCATCCGACTTTCTATCGGATAACCCCGGTTCGAATCCGGGACGGAGTACTAATATGGGCTTGTAGTTCAGTTTGGTAGAACGCCGCACCTGCAATGCGGAGGTCACGGATTCGAATTCCGTCTTGTCCACGAACAAACTATGGCGCTGTCGAATAACTGGTTTAGTTCACCGGCCTTTCAAGTCGGAAATTCGGGTTCGAGTCCCGACAGCGCTACTAAAAATCATGGGCCATTAATTCAGTTGGTAGAATGTTTCCCTGGCAGGGAAAACGTCATGGGTTCGAATCCCATATGTGTCCACTAAAACTGATAACGCATTTTGTTCGGCGGTAGAACAGGCGGTGTGAAGGCCGCTGGTCATGGGTTCGAATCCCGTATGCGCTTACCGAAAGTCAATAGTACGCGTTGAGATGAGTAAGGTCAGTTTTATTTTCGGGCTGTTAGCTCAGTTTTGGTAGAGCACCAGATTTGCATTCTGGGGGTCAGGAGTTCGAGCCTCCTACGGTCCATAAAAATATATGCCACTCTAGCAAAGATGGTCTATGCAGCGGACTGAAAATCCGAGGATTCCCGATCGTTACGGGAGGGTGGCACTAATATGGTTCTATCGGCTAGCGGTCAAGGCCACTTGGTTCTCAGCCAAGTTACTACAGTTCGAATCTGTATAGGACTACTAAAATTATGGCGACGTAGAATAACGGCTTAGTTCACGGGACCTTCAATCCTGGCATTCGGGTTCGATTCCCGACGCCGCTACTAACATGGGTTCATAGCTCAATTTGGCAGAGCACCCGCCCTGCAAGCGGGAGGTTGTGGTTTCGAATACCACTGGATCCACTATGGGGGCAAAGGTTACTTTCCGCAACTTTTGCATAGAATGTTCCTCTCTTGATTGGTTCAATTCCAATCGCCTCCACTATATTAAAGGGTTGACGAAAGTCAACCTTTTTTCTATTTTTAATTATATGACACGTTTTCAGGAAAAAATCGATAAATTGCTGGCCAAGGAAAACTTCTCTAAGAGCTATAGCAATGATTACTATGTATATCGTAAGTATAACGATATTACTATCGGTATTCATGATACCTATATCGATTTTTACCAAACGGTCGAAAATAGTAAGATGGTTTCCGGAAAAAGTATCATGATTAAGTATACTGAAGGAAAGAAGCTTATTCTCCGTTTGATTCCGGAAATTCATAAGTGCAAGACTTATGACCGACTCGCTGCTAAATACGAAAATCTATATAACGAAATTCTATTGGATAAGTTACTATGACAAAAGGAAATTTTAAAAGAGCCTATTCAAGATTTTCAAAACTTCTAGAAATCGTCAACGGAGAAGGTTCTAATCTGAGATTATTTACCTGTGAAGATGGTTCTTGGTTAAAGCTTATTGCACTTACTAATCAGATTGGTGGAAAATATCCGACTCTCTGGTGTATAAGGTTCGACAAGTTTAAGGACAGACACTATGTCGACGATATTTTAAGTCTGAAGGATCCAGAGAAAATCCGTAAACGAATAATGTCATTTGGAACGGAATTCATATTAGACAAGAACCTATAAAAAATTTTTTCATTTAGGGGTTTACAAAAGGAATAAACTTTACTATATTTAACAACGTTAAAACACAAGAGAATAGCAATAGCAGTTCCTATGAACCAATGGAATAGCTTAACTGGATAAAGCGTTTACCGAAAGGTAAAAGATTATCGGTTCGAGTCCGGTTCCCATTTCTTACTGCTCGCTACTTTTGCGAAAACAACAAAAAATTTTTTATATATAATAGAAAGGAAAAACGAAATGACTATGTTTGTAGTTGACATCAAGGATTGCAAGACTCGCCGCGACGGACGAGGTTTCGGCAAGCATGATAAGGATCGACACAAGCACAGGGTCATCTAGTTTTTAACTGTAAAGTTTTAAGAATGATTCCTGTGCAACTCACAGGAATCTTTTTTAATTTGGGCGTGTGGTGAAGTGGTCTAACACATTGGTCTGTCTAACCAACATACGCGAGTTCGAACCTCGCCATGCTCGTTAAAATAGCAAAAGAAGTTCCTATTTTGGTTATCCTAGTATTATCTTTGGATAAGAAGGGATAAGGTTCAAATCCTTATTATTACTTCTCGCTATAACATTTGGGGTCGTAGTTCAATTTGGTTAGAGCGTCAGATTGTCGATCTGAAAGTTGAGGGTTCAAGTCCCTTCGATCCCGCTAAATATGCACCTGTAGCCGAGCCAGACTACGAATCTGGTACACGTAACTGGAGCTGCAAATGGGAGTTCGATTCTCTCCAGGTGTACTAAAAATATGCGGTGGGAGTTTTACTAATTTCTCGTGTCCGACACCGGGAAGATAAAAAATTAGGTTCGTCAGCTCAGCGAATTCAAACAAATGAGTTCCTGGAGTTTGTAGGTAGCTTCTGCACAAAATCAAAAACCTTCGCCTATGCGGCATTAGTTCAGTTTGGTAGAACGACTCCTTGCCATGGAGTAGGTCATCGGTTCGAATCCGATATGCCGCTTAATCTGATCATCAAGTGCTATTATGTCCTAGTAGTTCAACTGGTAGAATGCATCCTTGCCATGGATGAGGTTTGCGGATTCGAACTCCGCCTAGGGCTCTAAAAATTTGCCTCAGTGGCGCAATTGGTAGCGCAGCTGACTCTTAATCAGTGGGTTGAAGGTTCGAGTCCTTCCTGGGGTACTACATTTGCCTCTATATGGTAACGGCTTAGTCGAGCTGACTCTTAATCAGCGGGTCCTGGTTCGAATCCAGGTAGTGGCACTAAATATGCGTCATTGGTGTAATGGCTTAACATGGCTGGCTTCCAACCAGCGGACTGTCGGTTCGAGTCCGACATGACGCTCGAAATTTTTATCCCCTCTGTGGTGTAATTGGTAGCATACCTCCCTGTGACGGAGTTGGTTCGGGTTCAAGTCTCGGCAGGCGGACTAAAATAAAAAGGGTTGACGAATGTCAACTCTTTTATTATATTAATAGTTAAGGCGAGCTTAGTAAGGGAGCTGAAATTCGGTTCAAGTCCGATTAATCCATGGTTGGTGGCCGTTCGACTCGGCATTGACGTTGGTAGTCTGGCGGTTCGATTCCGCAGTATCGCCCTAAGGAATTATTATGAGACACTTTACAAAAACACATAACGAACTTAAATGGTTGTTTCCTGTAGCCGATACGGAGAAGGAAGCTGAAGAAATCTTTGAAAGCGCTGAAGAACAGGCAAAGTCCTTACTTAGTCTTGCCGGCGTAAAGAAGGAAGACGAAGATCTGGCTATCGACTGTTTCATGAAGGGTTATTCGAATGCTCTGCAGATGGAAACATGTCAATATGTGGAAAAGCGTATTGAAACCATTTTTAAGAATATCTTTGATATTGAAGGTGGTTATTACACGGAATGTACGGAAGAAAACCGTAAAAAGTGGTTGCGTTTTATCCGTTTTGAAACGCTGCTTAAGCGTCTTGCATATCGAAAAGACAAGCAAGATGAAAATGCCCGAAAAGCTTTAGCCAAGATGCTTGAAAACAGCGGATTCGATAGTGACGGGCCGATTGAAGAACGACTGAAAATCCTTTAAAGGAGGAATATATGGCAAAACTCGATTATTCAATCATTTATGAACGTATCAAACCGAAAGACTTCCCGGTGGAATGTCTCGGAATGTACTGTCTCTGCAAGGTTGCTCATGCACACCAGGTTCGTAAGGGAAGTGGACTTCCGTATTATATTCATCCTCGTGGTGTGGCTATGATTGTCAAACTTTGTGGCGGGACAAATGACCAGATCAGTGCCGCGCTTGGTCATGATCTTCTGGAAGATACTGAATATTCTTTTGCTGATATTGCCACTGTTGCGAATTCTGTTCATGTCGCTGAACTGTGTTCTGAACTCCGTAATAACAGGCATGTTATCCAGGAAGTAGGAAAGACAGAATATATGACTGAAAAGTTGCTCAAGATGAGCGAAGAGGCTCTGCTTATCAAGCTCGCCGATATGCTCTATAATTCTTGGGACCAACCGGCTGAAAAGGCAATGAACAGAATGTATAAAAACGTATGTGAGCTCTTGCTCAAGCGAAAGATTAACGACAAGTGTCGTGAACTTGCACAGCTTATAATTTTGGCCTAATATGAAATTCGGATTAATCGGAAGTAATATCGGATATAGCAAGTCGAAAGAAATTTTCGAATCTAAAGGTATCGAATATCATGTCTATGATGTTCCGTATGTCGAACAAGGACTTGAACAGGCTATAGCCGATAAGCTGGACGGTTTCAACGTAACGAAACCGTTTAAGAAAGATATTGTCAAATACATGGATTCATTGATGCCTGAAGCACAACGTATCGGGACAGTGAACTGTGTTAAAATCCTGAACGATTGTTTTGTCGGGGAAAACTTCGATGGCGAAGCATTCCGGATTTCTTTGGATCATTATGTAGACAATCATGACGATTGGGAATTCGATTACCCACATCGTATGGCTATTCTTGGAAATGGTGGAGTAGTTCCGGCTATTCTTACCGCGCTTCATGATGCCACAGATTTAGCTACTTCCAGTCATGAAATGACTGTATTCGCCCGTAATCCAAAGGGAGATGAAAAAAGTATTTCGGAATTCGATGCCAAGAAATTCGATCTTATCGTCAATACTATTCCGTTTGAAGCCAGAATTGACATAAATTTCAATAATAAGAGCAAGTTCATCTATTATGACCTGAACTATGCGGACAGGACGCTTGTCGAAAAGGCTGAAAAGAATAAACACTGTTCCTGGTCGCTTGACGGGATGGATATGCTTGAACGTCAGGCAGAAATGGCCCTAAACTGGTGGAAAGAATAAAAGTCTTCGTTTTATAAATAATAAAAACGGAGATTTTTATTATGGATTTAAACGAAGCTAAAGAATTATTGAATCAGTATGGTTATTCTCTCGTAGAAGCCTATGGTGATGCTTCTCCTGCCCAGATGGCCGGAATGAAGCAGCGTCTCGCAAATTATATCAAGACAGGCGGTGAATTCAAGATTAAGAGCAAGGCAAACCCGCTCGGCTTGGTCGTTACCATTGAAAAGGGCGAGGACGGTATCTTGACTCTTCTTAATGCAAATACTTACGATGAGCTCGCATGGGCACATGACGAAGATGAAATGATTAAGAAGATTTACGACATCCAGGCTAATCTCGACAATATCCAGAAGGCTGAATCCTTCAAGTTGGACATGGTTGGTGATGTCAACGAACTTCTCAATGACGGTCAGATTGTCGTTATTCCTGACGCTTTGTATTCTAGCGAAGTTTTTGGTAAGTTCAAGTCTGCTGGCGACATGGTTTACCTACATGGTGAAGCGGAAGATGACGCCGGTTATGACATTTGCCGTATCTTGACAAAATCTGGAAAGCCGTTTACCGAAGAAAAGCGTTATGATTGCGTTGTCGCTTGTCCGAAGAAAGGCTATGTTCCGAGCTATCTCTACTTCTGGTACGATGCGAAGTTTGCAAGTAAGGATTTCCCGTATGGCTTGCCTCGTGGTCTCGTCTGCTATAAGACTGATACCGAATTCTGTGCGGATGCCCAGAAGAAGCTTGACAGCAAGAGCGAAAAGCTTTAATATAAACAAATATTTACAACAAAAAGGCTGACGTAAGTCAGTCTTTTTTCTATCTTTGAATATATGTATGATTTAGCTGAAAAATGGAGAGAATCCGGAAAAGATACGGCAGATATGCCGGCTATTGTTGTTAGAGTTCATTTTGGTCATGATTTGACCTGTATTACTACACCGCCAGAACGTGAACGATATGGTATTGACTGGAAGCTTTCGTTAGATGACCCGCAGGATTTGCATATCAGAGCAAATTATTTTCCAGTATATGCAGTAGGTGAGGTCAGAAACAGTGCAAGAGAATTTCAATATTCGGATATATCCCATAAGTTCAAGAGCTGGGTATATAGTACTCCGCACTTCAATGAATATGGTAAAAAATCAAATTATGACCTTTACGTACCCGGATTCTGTCTTCAATACAGAAATAACTGGTGTTGGACTACGAAGAAACCTTTTGGCCCACAGAAAGATATGCCTTTCGGATATGAATCGAGTGCAATCTTTGTCTATCCGAAACCGACATTAGATCCATCACACCAGGATGACGACTATTTCTTCGGTGAAAACTGGCTTGAATGGTATGGAAAACGACATTACCTAAGAACTCCTGAAGAAGTTATGAAAGCACAATATGAGCTTGACCTTGACATGCACATGTTGTATATCGATGGCGACGATGAAAATAAGGTTGACAAACCTTAACGGTTTTACTATATTATAAGTAAAGGTAAAATATGGTAGATAATAAGAGCTGTTTAAAGTACAAATATCTGACATTGAAGGTCAAGGCGGAACTTAATTCTGCTGACGCAATGTATAAGTGGACATACACTGTAACCGGTATTGATACTTTCGAAGGTATCAATGTTCTTGGTTTCTATGATGAAAAGCAGACCGCTCCGGTTATTCTTATGAGTAACAAGAACATCTATGAATATGATTGGACTGCTATTCCGGCTCGTATTCGTACGGGTACGTGTTCCAATTATATGGATATGTTCAAGGACGATAAGCACATTATTATCGTAAGTGACGCTATTACGTTCGCCGTTGGCGGTGCAGGTACTACCGTGGACGAAAGCGGATTTAAGGTTTCAAACGCATTCGAAGGATATACGATTCAGTATATTCATACTACGGTTTATTCTACTATCGAAAATGAAAACCTTCTCGCTCCGACTATTACCGAAGACGAACGCCGTAGAAAGCAGGAAGAAAAGCGTGATAAGGAATGGAAGAAGCGTTATGGTCAACTTCCGGAAGAATCACGCCCGACCATCGCTTTCGTAGAGGAAATCAAGGAAGCTGAAAAGGAAACAAAGCCTCCGTTCTATAAGCGACACAAGGGACTTCTCCAGCTTGCCGCTGTTTTCCTTCTGTTTATTGGTATCGTGACTGCTTCCATTATTAGTTCCAATGCCATTGGACGATTTGAAGAATGGCTCTATGCTCGAAATTCTCCGGTTAAGAGCACAGCTGTAAAAACTACCATAACTAAGAATCCATATTCCCGTGCTCAGGCTATGGCGATCGCAATCGATAGTATGTCAGTCTTTGAAGACGGTACAAAGGACAGTATCGATGTCAAGGCATTGGCTGACTCTATCTATGCCGTAGATTTGGAACGTAGGGCTGATTCTGTGGCCCGTGAGGTCATTAAACACGATAGCCTGGTTTCTACATTACCGAAGAATAAAAGAGTCCAGATTGAGCTTGTCGCGGTTATTGAAGACGGTATAACGACACGTAAGGTTCAGACCGATGTCGTACTTGATACTATCCGAGAATCTGATATGAAGCACCTGACCAAGACCATTACGGCAATGGCTACGAACATGGCTAAGGACAGACAGACCGAAATCGATACGTCTCGTACATATTACCGTGTTTCAAAGGCAAAGACTGAAAGCTTTATTTCCATGGAGTAAACAATGAACCCGTTTGAAATCTTTAAGAAAACAGTTTTCAAGACCGCAAAGACAAATGGCGAACCCATGTTGTTAATTGACGGTCTAGTTTTTGCCGGTGGAATTTGTAACCTTATTCTATTTGTTATCAGTCTCATTTGCTGTTTATGTACTCCGGCGTCTAATGAAGCCAAAATTATAACAGATACTATTGCTCCGATTACATTGAAGACAAGTATTGCATTCATTATCTTCGGAGCATTATATATCGTATATTCTGCCAAAGTATATCATGACAATACAGATGTATATGATAAGTTGAGCGGTGACGCCTATGAAACTTTGGTACTTACATCGGTTTATGCTTTTCTGGCAATAATCTTGTCCCCAACATCGTATATCTATTTTACTGTTATATACGCATTCAAACTTATCGCTGTAATCTGTGATTTAATCATTATCCAAATTCCCAGCATGATTATCCATCTGGTATGCGGAAATCACAAGCCGGTAGAGAAACCGAAGAAAGACGACACTAGTCTATTGTCCGATTATAATAAGTTGCTAAGCAAGTAATATCAAGGACATGCAAATAAAAATACCCATTGACGATATGGGTATTTTTTATTATATTATAGCCATAAACAAAAGGAAGTATATGATTCTTAAAGAATTTCAAATGTCACAGCTTCATTCATATCAAGGTGAAGGTAAAGGCTTCTGGTTTAATACCTGGGTCGTTAATATCTTCGTATGGATTGCATCCGCCTGTTTTAATTTATGGATTTATACTACTCCGTACTTCGAATTGTACCCTTTGGCAAATAAGGTCTTTTCCGGTTCGCTCATTTTATCGCTTATCGGTTTTATCGGTCTTATCTGTGTAGAATCAGATATTACTCAGTATTGTAATCATTCTGATTATGAAGATTTACCGCGTGATGTCAAGAAATCATTGTTTCTTTACAGCTCATACTATATCATGTTCGTGATTTTTACTCCACTCGCATTTATTGCTTTACCTGTTGTGATTATCAAGGGTATAATCCATGATATTCCGTGTAAGTTGCTTGATATAGTCTTTAAGGAACCTGAAAATAAAAGCACTGTTTTAAGCGACTATAATAAACTTCTCAAATCCAAGCGATAGGAGATAATCATGGAACGAATACTTAAAAACTATCTTGTTATCATTTTATTCTTAGGTGCATGCAGTTCGTTCTATTTCATTGGCGAGCTCTGGCACCGTCCGGCATTCCAGAAGGAAATCGTCGAGGACAAGAAATTTTCCATGCCTGTGACTATCGAAATGTATACGGTAATCAATGACGGTGTTACTCGCCGAGTGGTTGCTTCTAAGGTCGTTACCGATTCTATTACTCACAAGGACACAGAAATCGTCAACCGAGCAATCAAGGAAGCTACTCACCACATGATTGCAGTCCGTCAGCAGGAAATCGATAAAAATGACCACTACTGGCGAAATGCTAAGTTCATCGACTTGAATAAAGAACAGACTCCTATCGACTTTATTAAGGAATAAAGATGGATAATAAAGAACATCATCCGCATGTAACCTACTCTAGCGAATTCGGACAAGAAGAACGTTATAAGCAGGATTACTATAATTCCAAGGCTCCTAATCCTGATGATTATTCCGAAGAAATCTGGGTTGGTGGTCTTTGTCTTTGTGCATTGCTTGTAGTCATATTTGCTTCCGTAATTTTCTTCGGGAAATACGTACTCAAAAACATTACGCCCGAAAGTCGCGACATCGGCAACTTCTGTCTTGCTACTGACAAACAGTGTAATGACGCCAAGGAAGAAGAACGTCGACAGGCACTTGAAAAACGAAAGCAGGACAGTATCAAGTATGTCCAAGACAGTATCGAAAGATATAACCGGTTATATGACAGCACGTTGACCGCTATTCGAATTCAGGACAGTATCGACGCCGAGTTGGCGAAGACACAGAAGATCAAGGCTGAATATATTGCGTTCATTGACGACGGTATCACTTCCAGAGAAGTAAAGGTAAATGCGGTCACAGATTCCCTTACTGAAGAAGGATTGAACGCAGTGGGAATGTCCTTTAACGAAATGGCTTGGAACGCCGCACAGGACCGTCAAAGCGAAATTGACAATAACAAAAACTATTACACAAAATTTGAAAGGATAAAAACTGATGACGAACCATGATTCAAACAAGCCGTATGTCGTAAAAAATCCGTATGCGCCGTACTACAGTGAACTTCCGCCCTGGCTTCAGCCAGATCCGGTTAATTACGGTACTCCGAATATCGGATATGAAACTATCAACAAACATTCTGAAAAAATCAGTGCATTTCTCTTTATTTTTATTCTGGTTTGTTCAGTCATTACCTGTAAGGCCTTTTATGAATACGGTCAGGAAAACGAAACGATTTCTACTAGGGTTAACGTTAGTTCTACTGTAGTTCATCATAGTTCTAATGACGGTTTTGATTTCTTTAATAAGCGTTATGAAATTGATCCAAAGGTCAAGACTCTTATCGATTCCATGGAACAGGCAGAACGTGAAAAACGCCTGGCAATGGAAGCTGAAGAACGCGAAAAACGAAAGCAGTTTATGCGTGACAGTATTTTGGCCTATGTCCATATGCGAGACAGTATCAGACATGAAATTCTCAGACAGGACAGTATCAGAATGGAACTGGAACGTCAGAGGAAAGCTCAGATTGAATATATTGCGGTCATTGACGACGGAATTACGAAACGTACCGTTAATGTGAATACGGTGAGCGATACGCTGCCCGAAAATGTAACCAAGCAACTAGGCGAGGCGTTTGAAACGATGACCCTGGAGGCTGTCCGTGAGCGACAGAAAGAGATTGACAGGACGAAGGACTATTACAAGCATCTTCGCCTACCAACCGAACGTATTTTATAGAAAAGCGGGCAATTAGCCCGCATTTTTTATTCGTCTATGAATTCACCGCCAAATTCATGCTTGAAGAATTCTTCTCCATAGTCACGAATTATCTTTTTCTTCCATTTGGTATCACGTTCTTTCGTGCAGTTCCAAGGAATTTCGATAGCATTAAACGAATTCAGGTTCATCTTTGCCTTGGCATAAAGCATACAGAACGGATGATTAGTTGTAGTCGGCGTAGAACCGATAATCATTTGAGCTCGCATACGTGAAGCCTGGGTAGGAAATACCGACATCATAAAATCATCGGTTTCTCGACCGCCCATGTGTGCGAAATCGTCAATCATCAAAAGGTCTACGGTTTTACCCCTTACGCTTGACGACGAAGCAGCACATGCGAAAATTTGTGTACTGTTTTCGAATCTAATACAGCTTTTGTTATTGGTTTTAGTTTTTGGCTGTAAGAATTCCGGAAGACGTGAGTGCATATCTCGAATTCGATATAGAATTTCAGTGGCCTGTCCATCTCTCGGTGCCATGATACCGACGCATTTATCGGGATGGAATATTGCAAACCAAAGAGCATATACGGCCAGGCTAGTAGTAAAACCACATTGTCTCGTACTTTTGACAATATAGTTTCGCTTAATGCCTTGTTCATCACTTTCGTAAGAATTTACGAAACTGTTGAGCATGTCTTTCTGGAATTTGCGGGGTTTGAATGATTCGTAGCCATTTTCAGATATAATCTGTGCATACTGATAAAACTTGTTTATGTCTTTTGCACATTCGGCGACGATTCTAGCTTCTTCGATAGTTAACTGTTCTTTAATCATAGAGTTTTCCTTATAATAATAGTTTTATTTATTTATAAGGGTTGACGGTTAAATGAAAAACTGTTATATTTTTTACATGCATTATAATATCTTATTAGTCGACAAAAGAAAACATCCGAACGAATCTCAGTGGTGGGCACGCTATAATATGTTCACAGATGAAAACTTGGAAAAGATTACCAAGTTTTACGCACATCTTTATAATCGTTTCAGGAATTATGTTGTAGACCGTGACGATTACCTAATGTTCGATTTGATTCTGACAGAAGATCCGAACTATGATCCGGATTGCGGTTCGTTCAAGTTTACGGATATTAAAGTGTTTCATCCGTTAATCAATAAGGAACTTGATTTCCTTATCGAACACTATGATGAATTCTGTAAAACCTGGAGCAAGCAAAATGCGGTGTAAACATTGTCCATATGAAAGTTATGACTATTCAGAAGGATATTCAATTTGTAGCATATTTGGTGACAATGAAGATTATACCTATGAAAATGAAAAGGGCGAGCTCGGTTGTAAGTATAACCGAAAGACAATCGAAAAGTTCGTAAGAGCCAAGCAGCTTGAAGAAAAGGAAATTGTAAGACAGATGGGCGATATGGCAAAGTTCTGGAAAGAACAGGAAGAACTGGAAGCCGCCAAGCAAAAGGAAAATGACGATGCAGTTTGAAGATACGTCAAAAAGTTATTTCAATAGGGACAACGGCGAAGCTGTATGTCCGTATTGTGGTTATGTTCATCATGATTCTTGGGAATTGGATGACGAAGACAAGATTTTCTGTAATAACTGTGAAAAAGAATTTTTCGTAAGTCGCGAAATCATCGCCACGTATTCAACACACAGAATTAACGAAGATGGATCTATTGATTACAAAGATACATTGATTAAAGCCGAACAGGAAGATAAATGAGAAACAAAGACGTAAAAAGCGTTGGCGGTGCTAATCTTTGGTATGCCGTAGACCAGGACAAATATGCTGAAAACCTGGATTGGGAATACAAATATATCGTCAAGTATAGACTTCCTGATAAATACGATCAAAAGAAATTTTACCAAGAAATCAAGAATGTCCAGAAGCATTATGGATATGCACAACCCTGCGTACAGATGGTTCAGGTCAATATCCATGAATGGATGTATTTTACCGATTATGAAGTCGAAATACATTTCCGCGAATGGGGTTCTAACCGAGAATACCGTAACTGGCCGGTAACAATCCAAAATCTTGAAAAAAGTATTCAGGGCTTTGTAGAAGCAATGGACGCTGAAATTACCGGACGTATGCTTTATGAAACGCCGTTAATGTTTAATGATGTTTCTTATACGCTGGATTTGCCGCTCCAGAAAAAAATTCCTCAATAGGGGTTTACAAAAGAAAAATTATTTGCTATATTTACAACGTAAAAACAAAAACACCAAAAAATTTCTTATATATAATATAAAGGTTAAAAATGAAAATGCTTAGTTTGACACTCCTTCTACTCAGTAGCCTGCTCCTTAGCTGGTTATTGCGTCGTAGTCTAGTGGGAACTAAGTAGTTCGATTGTTTAATCGTACGAGAGTTTATAAGGTTCCCACAAGTTGGGGACCTTAATTTTTTATATATAGCTCTATGTGGTAATTGGTTAACCGAGGTGACTCCAAATCTCCTGTTCCCTGTTCGAATCGGGGTAGGGCTGTAAACGGCATGTGGCGAAACTGGTTAATACGCGGTAGATTTAAGATCTACTGGATTAAATTCCGTGTGGGTTCGAGTCCCTCTATGCCGATTAAATAACGGTATGTGATGGAATGTATACATGCGGACTTGAGAGGTCCGTGTCCGAAAGGAATTGGGAGTGCGAGTCTCCCCGTACCGATAAAATATAATCCTCTGGTGTTGGAACAGGTAGACATACGAGATTCAGACTCTCGTGATACGTAAGTATCGTGCGGGATCGAAGCCCGCCTAGAGGACTAAAATAACGTCATGTGGAGTAATTGGTAGCCTCGCAAGAATGAGAGTCTTGTGGTAGAAATACCGTGAGGGTTCGAGTCCCTCTGTGACGATAAAAATATGGAAGCGTAGGCTAATTGGTAAGCCAGCACTTTGCTAAAGTGCCGTGGAGAAATCTGCTTAGAGGTTCGAGCCCTCTCGTTTCCGCTAAATAACGATCTGTGATTGGAATTGGTATACAGCGTCGGCTCAAACCCGGCGGCCGAGATAAAAACGGATTGAGGGTTCGAATCCCCCCAGATCGATAATATATCCCTGTGTGGCGAAAATGGTTAATACGCGTCAGACTTAGAATCTGGTGGATTAAATTCCGTGGGAGTTCGAGTCTCCCCTAAGGGACTATAACGATGGTTCGCCATCGGTTATTTTTACGGAACTGGCAGACTCATACATTATATATAATGTATGGGTTCGAATGTAAAACTAAATAAATGGAAATGCAGACATTGTAATAATGTGTTTGATACAAAGATGTCATTATATGAACATATGCATATAATGCATCCTGAAAATTGTTTTAAAACAAAACATAAAGAATGGATTTGCCAATATTGCAATCAAATATTTTATTCACGACGAAAATTATATAAGCATTATAAAGATTGTGAAGAGAAAGCTAAATTACCTCATGATTCATTAGGTAAAATTATAAATTATGAAAGTAAGCGAAAAGCGACAGAAACATTAAGACAAAAAATAAAAAATGGTGAAATAAAATATAAAGGGCATTCTTGTTCTGCTGATACTAGAGCAAAATTAGCAGAAAATATGCAAAAGCGTAGAAAAATTCAAAATTTTCAATGTAATTATAATGAAACTGCATGTAAATTTATTGATGAATTAAATATAAAAAATAATTGGCATTTACAACATGCTATGAATGGCGGTGAGATTCATGTTGGTCCATATAGTTTAGATGGTTATGATAAAAATTTAAATATTGCATTTGAATATGATGAAAATAAACATAA